AGTCCCAGCCACCCCAAGCGTGTCCGAACGACGGCGAACCACTGGAGCGAGGCCCGAACGGGATCTTGCACTGCCGGTTCGACGGCTGGACTGACCAATGACCGCTGGGGGCCTGCCGGCGGACAGGCCCCCAGCACCCACCTTGAGAGGAGGTGACGGCGATGACCAGGGTTTGGTACTGCAGCCGTGAGGACGTGAAGAACGCAGCTGCGACCGCAGAGACGGCGTGGAACAACACGCAGATTGACCGGGCGATCGCCGCCGCCTCCGAGTCCATCGAAAATCTCACGCGGCGCCGGTTCTACCCACACATCGCGACGCGGTACTTCGACTGGCCGAATGACCAGCGCGCGCGACCGTGGCGGTTGTGGCTGGACGCGAACGAGCTGATCTCGGTCTCCACGCTTGTGGCTGGCGGAGAAACGATCGCCGCCGCCGACTACCTCCTCTACCCCACCGATGGACCGCCGTACACGCGCCTGGAGATCGACCTGGCGTCGTCGGCCGCGTTCGGTGGCGGTGACACGCATCAACGGGATATCGCCATCACTGGCGCTTTCGGTTACCGCGCAGACGACGCCACCGCCGGCGCGCTAGCCGAAGCACTCGATGCGTCGGAGACCTCAGTGGATGTCACCAACTCCGCCGCGATCGGCATCGGACACCTCATCAAGGTTGATTCGGAGCGGATGCAGGTCATCGGCAAGACCATGCTCACCACCGGGCAGACGCTGCAGACCGCGATGACCGCCGACGACAACAACGAGACATGTGTCGTGTCGAACGGTGCAGCGTTTGCGTCAGGCGAGACCATCCTGCTCGACGCCGAGAAGATGCTCATCGAGGACATTGCAGGCAACAGCCTGATCGTGCGCCGCGCCTACGACGGCAGCACCCTCGCCACACACACCGGCTCCACGATCTACGCGCCCCGCACGCTCGTTGTTGAACGTGGTGTGCTCGGCACCACCGCCGCCGAGCACACGACAAGCACGGCGATCACGAAGCACGTGCCTCCCTCGTTGGTGCGCGACCTGTGCATCGGCGAAGCGCAGAACACCTTGTACCAGGAGGCATCTGGCTACGCCCGGCAGATCGGCCGCGGTGAGACCGCACGCGAGGTGTTCGCCCGCGGTCTCCGCGATCTGCGGACCCAGGTGTACGAGGGCCTCGGGCGCCGCACCCGGATCAGGGCGGTGTGACATGGCCGAAGTGATCGTTTCCGGCCCGCTGTTCGACGGCCGCGCCGCAGACGCCGCGAAGGACTTCGCACTCGCTACGCAGCACGAGGTCGCCAAGCAGGCCAAGGCGAACGTCTCGATGCTCCTCGACCGTTACCTCAAGGACCCGACCCCCTACTACGAGACCCAGCTGTTCATCGAGTGGGGCGCTGTCGACGTGGTCAAGAACCACGTCAAGAAGTACGGGCCGTGGCTGGAAGGCACCGGCTCGCGCAACGCGCCGAAGACTCGGTTCAAGGGCTACGGCCACTGGCGCGAAGCTACGAAGCTGACGCAACGCGAAGCACGCCGGATCGCGTTCTCCGTGCTGCCCCCATACCTGCTGCGGATGGGGGGCTGACGTGGCACTCGCATGGAACGGCGGCGACCCCACCGAGGTCGTCGACTCCGAGGACTACGAGCTCGGCATCGCCTACCGCGCCGACAGCGACCTGACGATGACGCACGCCCGCATCTACACCCCGGCGGGCGAGGAGACCATCACGCCGCGGCGGTTTCGGCTGTGGTCCAGCGTCGGCGGTGCGCTCTACTCCGAGACCCTGCCGGACGATCTCAGCTCCGGTTGGTCTCTGCACGAGCTGACCACACCGCAGGAGATCACCTCCGGCACAGTGTTCGTCGCCAGCTACAACACCGGCGGCAACTACGGCGCGTTGAGTGGCGCGCTGGACAGCGACGTCGTCTCTAGCGACGGGCTCGTGACCGCACTCGCGGCCGCGAACGCGCCAGGCGGCAACAACGGGCGCTTCAACGAGACACCTGGGAGCTTCCCGAACCTCGGCACCGGCGGGCACTCGTTCTACGGCGTCGACTTCCAGTACACGGCCGGCATCGGCGGCAACACCGCGCCGCGCATCACTGCCCTCACGTCCGTCGAAAGTGGAGCCACGGCCACAGTCACCGCTGTTGTGGCCGATGACGAGACGCTTACCGGGGCAACACTGAGGTTCAAGTGGGGCGACGGCGGCTCGGACACGGTCGTCTCCTACCCGACGGTGTCCGCCCAGCACACCTACGCGGAGACCGGGAACTATCCGGTGCTGGTGACGCTCACCGACGCGTCGGCAGCCAGCGACAACGAAGCCGTCGTCGCCGAGATCCACGTACCCAGCCCGGACACCAACGACTTCACCGAGGCCGAGTTCAAGGAACTGTTCTCCAAGCTCACCTCGCACGCGAAGAGCCTCGGCATCTTCGACCGCGTCGAGTTCCGCGAGCCGATCAACAAGCCGATCGGGGGCATCGCGCTCGCGTTGTGGCTCAACGACTACCAGCCCGTACCGGCCGGCTCCGGTCTCGCGGCAACATCGATGGTGCTCGACGTGCGCGCCACCGTGTTCTGTCCACTTGGCACCGGCAAGCGCACCGCCGCCGAGATCGAGGCGCTCGTGCTGTACGCGGTTCACCGCTACATGAAGGTGTTGTCCAGCGACTTTGAGCTCGACCGCATGGTCCGCAACATCGACCTGCTCGGGCAAACCGGCAACCGAATGCACGCCGACTTCGGTCACCTCCCGTACGAGGACACCTGGTACCGCATCGGCGAGATCACCCTGCCGCTGATCATCAACGACGTCTACGAGCAGGTGGCCTGACATGCCCAAGACATCCGGCCTCGGCGATAACCTTTACGTCCACGGCGTTGACCTATCCGGCGACATCCAGGCCCTCGGTCGCATCGGTGGCGGCCCAGCCCTGCTCGACGTGACATCGATCGTGAAGCACGCCATGGAACGCCTTGGCGGCCTCCGCGACGGTGCGATCGAGACCACCTCGTTCTTCAACCCCGACGCGGGCGCCTCACACGAAACGTTCGCCGCCCTGCCCAACAGCGACGTCATCCTCAGCTACTGCCGCGGCACCACCCTCGGCAACCCGGCCGCGTGCCTCAACGGCAAGCAAGCCAACTACGATCCGACGCGCGCCGAGGACGGCGCCCTCACCGCCGCTGTCAGCGCCCAAGCCAACGGCTACGGCCTGGAGTGGTGCGAACAACTCACCGCTGGCGCCCGCACCGACACGGCCGCCGCGAACGGCACCGGCGTGGACCTCACCGCGGCCACGAACTTCGGGTTGCAGGCATACCTGCACGTGTTCGCTTTCACCGGCACCGACGTGACGGTGAAGCTCCAGCAGTCCAGCGACAACGGTGGCGCCGACGCGTGGGCCGACGTCACCGGCGGCGGCTTCACCCAGATCACCGGCGGCGCACCCACCGCCCAGCGCATCCAAACCGCCCGCAACCTCGCCGTCGAACGCTACCTCCGCGTCGTCACCGTCACGACCGGCGGATTCAGCAACCTCGAGTTCGCCGTCGCGGTCGCAAAGAACCCTGTGGAGGTGCTGTTCTGATGACCGCCCAGCAGAACATGCAGACGTACGAGATCCGGTCTCCAATCACTTCGCACTTCCGCGTCGCCTCGTGCAAGGAGTATGGGTGTGCTGGCCGCGAGCACGGCTGGATGACCGCGCTCGACGAGTCGAACGAGAAGCAGGCCGACTGGGCGCACTGGATCCGCACCGAATCCAAGCGGAAGTACCGCGAGGAACGCCAGGGATCACTCGTCACCTTCACCTTCGAACCTGGGCAGACGTGCTTCCGCACGCATCACGTGCCGCAGCACCGCCCCCCGATCTACCTCGTTCGCCAGGGAGACCTGACCGCGCGAGGTTCCGTGGTCCGCCACCACACCAGCGGCGAGTCCTGGATGGACGATCTGCACACCACCACCGACAAGGTCATCACCGCGATTGAGCGGGGATGACGAAATGAATCTATCGCTGCGCTTGTCTTGCCCGCCTGGTGATCCAGCCTCCCGGATCACTCTGGCGCGCCGTGTTCTCGGCGCGCGTAAGTCACAACGTCGCACGTGCGCGTGCCAGAAGGTAGGTGGTTGAAATTCCGAAGCAGAACGGATTGGGATGGACCGCGTTGAACGTGGACAACGCGGCCAGTGCGGCGCAGGACATCCGCAACGATGTCACCAACTTTTCTTTCGCCACCCCGAAGGCCCTGCTGGCCTCAACCGGCGTCGACAAGTCCGCGAACGAGCGCATCACCGGTCTCGCGGACTTCAGCATCGACCTCAACGGGATCTTCAACACGGACGCGAACAAGTCGCACGCCGTGCTGAAGACCGTGCCCAGCACCAGCGTCGTCCGCACCGTGGCGCTGGAGATCTCGTCGCAGACCCTCAGCAACGAGTGTCTGTTCGGCAACTACGACGTCACCCGCGCCGCCGACGGCGCACTCACCTGGCAGGCCACCGGCAACCTTGCTGATGGCGCCGTACCTACCTGGAGCTGACATGGGCTTCGTCCGCCAACGCCCCGTGATCGTCCTCGACTTCGAGGGCAGCGACCTCAACGGTCTTACCCTGCGGGCCGAACGCTGCTCGATCGCCGACTACATCGCGATCGGGAACGCCCTCGACCGGCCTACACCCGACTTGGACGCCTTCGGCCGCGACATCGCCGAACTCCAAGAGCTCGTGATCCCACGACTGCTGGAGTGGGATCTCGAAGAGGAGGACGGCACGCCGGTCCCGCTGACGGCCGACTACATCATCCAGCAGGACAGACAGTTCCAGCTCGACGTGTTCAACGCCTACCGCTACGGGAACGCGTTCGTGTCCCGCCCTTTGGAGAAGCCATCCGGCTCTGGCGAGCCGTCCCCGGAGGAGTTGATTCCGATGGACGTGTTGTCCGAAAGCCAGCAGAGCTGACCGAAGCGGAGATGGTCCGGCGGCTGTGCAGGGAGTTCGGGTGCCTCCCCAGCGCCCTGCTCGCCGAAGACACCTACCTGCTGCAACTGATCGCGATCGAGTCCGAAGGCCTCGTCGACTAGGAGGTGAACCCGCGTGTCACGCCAGAACACCGTCGAGATCATCGTCAAGACCAAGGACGCGACCGGCGCGGGCCTCAACTCTGTGCGCAAGAACTTCGCCCAACAGGGCCAGGAGATCAAGCGCGAGCTCGACAAGACCGAAGCGTCCATCTCCAAGTCGAGCACCCGCATCGGCGAGAGCCTCGGCAAGGGCATCGCCGATGGCGCTAAGGGTGCTGGCAAGAAGGTCGCTGACGCCGCCGAGAAGCTCCAGCGGGAGCTCGCCGCTGCGGAAACGTCTGCCTACAAGGAAGCGGCCAAGAGGCGTGCCGCAGAGCAGAAGGTCACGCAGGGGCAGGCCGAGAAGTTTCAGCAAGAGATACTCAAGGCAGAGACGGCTGCCTATAAGCAAGCGGCCAGCATGCGTGCAGCCGAAGAGAAGGCGATCCAGAAGCACACCGAAAAGCTCCAGAAGCAAATCACCACCGCAGAGACGGCCGCCTACAAGGAAGCCGAGAAGCGGCGCGCCAGCGAAGAAAAAGCTGCCGCACAGCACGCCGAAAAGATCCGGAAGATCGTAGCGTCCCGCGTCGAGGCAGACGCCAAGAACTCTGGTACCCGCTGGGCGATCAACTTCGGCAAGAACGCTGTCGGAACCCTGGGCGCGGTCATGGCCACACCGTTCGGTGCTGGCGCTGCAGCCGCAGGCCTCTCGCTGGGCGCCGGCGTCATCGGCGGCCTCACCACTGCACTGGTCGGTGTGGGAGCGGTCGGCCTCGGCGCCTACTTGCTGAAGGACAACAAGCAGGTCAAGGACACCTGGTCCAAGACGCTGAAGGGTATCGCCGCCGACTCGGTGAAGGCCGCCACGGTGATGGCGGACGAGTTCGTCGCGTCCGGCAAGAAGACGGCGGACATCTGGAAGCGTGACGTGAAGCCCTCCGTTGAGGAGATCTTCCGCAACGCGCAACCGCTCGTCGACAAGCTCACCACTGGGCTGGGTAAGGCCGTGTCCGACTTCCTGCCCGGTGTCGCCACTGCGGTGAAGAACTCTGGCCCAGCGGTGGAGGGCTTCACGAAGCTCGTTGGCACGCTACTCAAAGACACTGGCGACGGTCTTGCTGACCTGTCCACCCATTCCGATGATCTCGGCAAGTCGCTGGGGCTCGCGGGCGACGGCGTTGGCGCGGTGATCAAGGGCACGCTCGGGTTCATGGGTGACCTGTCCGAAGCGGTCGCCACGAACGAAGACGACTTCCGCCGCTGGGGCAAGAACATCGGCGATGCAGCCGACGGCGTCGGCAAGGACATCATCCGTCTTACCGACTTGTTCGCGGCGACCGGCGGCGACTGGAAGACCGGTGACGGCGTCCCATTCGGTGAGACAGTCCGGCGCCTCCTTGAGGGCGGCGAGGACAAGTTCGACCCGTCCAAGCCCGATCCCGACGACATCCTGTTTGATCCGCTACTGGGCAAGCCGGACCTCAAGGGGCAGAAACCTGACCTGAACGCCCAATTCGTTGGCGAGGCGTACAAGCAGCAGGACGACGCGATCAGCAAGCTCTCCGCGTCGATGTCTGGACTGAACCAGTTGAAGGGCCTCGGGATCGAGCTCACCACCGAGGAGCTCACCAAGACCGACGGCCTGATGTCCCGACAGCAAGCACTCGTCACGAGCCTGCAAACCACGGCGAAGGCCACCGGCGATCAGACGTCGGCGAACCGGACGGCGCTGACGTCGATGCTGGACATCGCCGCGGCAGGCTACCCGGTGCACGACTCGTTGATGAAGATCGTGTCGGGCATGTCCGATGCGCAGCTCGCAGCGATCGGCGCGACCGTAACTACCGACGATCTCGGCCGCAGCGTCATCAACATCCCTGGCGAGAAGCCGATCACTCTCACCGCGGACGCCAGCAGGGCCAACCCGCCGATCGATGGTGTGATCGGCCGGCTGTCGCAGGTGCAGGACAAGAACGTCAACATCGGCGTCACCACCACCTACACCACCCGAGGAAACCCGAGCACGGGTGCAGGCCTCGGTGCCGGAACAGTGCTGCGCGGCAACGTGTACTACAACAAGGGCGGTTGGGTTGGCGGCTCTGGCGGTGACTACGACTCGCAGCCCGCACTGCTCACGCCAGGCGAGTTCGTGGTGACCCGCAAGGCCGCACAGCAGCACGGTGGCCTGCTGGAGCAGATCAACCAGTCTGCGGGCGGGGCACTGCAGCTCACCGCCGACGCTGCGGGCGGTGGCGGTGCGGCCGGTTCTGCCAGTGGTGTCCAACAGGTCCGCGTCGTACTTGCGTGGGAGGGCAGCGGT